GTGTGTTGTAGGGTTCTGGGACAAAATTATCGGTCGCCCGCTGCGGCAATGGTACGGTTCGCAGGGGGTTGAGCGGTGTGTAGTCGATTCCTCGCACCGGTCGCGGGGTGGGGGTGGATGGCTGGGACGAGTAAACGATTGGCTCGAAATAGGTGGGCGGTGTGATCGGGAATTGCGGGACAACTGGTCGCGATGTAGGGAACAGGTCTGGTGTACTAATCCCGGGAGTAGGACTTCCCGTACCTGGGGCTCCGGTGGTCCCGGTGGAAGTGGTTGGGGTCTGGCCCTCAAGGAGCTTGGCGACCTCTTCTGGGGTCAAAGACACGACTTCGCCCACCGGAGGAGTGGGTGCTGGCTCCGGAGGAGTGGGTGCTGGCGACCATTCACCCGTTCTCCAGTCGTACACTCGGCCCGCACCATCTGGAAAATAATCCCCAACTCTAATCCCCCCCATGCCGGGCACCAAATCGCCTAGTTTGTACCCAGGATAATCCGGGAACTCATCTTTCGTAGCAGTAGATTGGGTCTTCGCCTGCCCCCCGCCCCCCGTCTGTTTGGGAGAAGCGGGTGCTGCCGGTTGCTGCACCGGCTGGCGGGTGACGGTGCTGACGTTGGAAAGTTCGGGTTGGATGTCTCCTCCGTAATAGCTTTCCGGCGATGGCATGGGCTCCGCATAGCCTGAAGAAGTCACAGGTCCGAAAGCGGTCTGCTCCACTCTTGGGCGAGTGAAAGTCTGGACATTGGACAGTTCCGGAGCAGTTAATCCTTCATAATAGCTCATCGGATCCACCGGCATCTCTGCGTAACCCGAAGGGGTGATGGGAGCGGGAGATGGTTGGAACCTGACCGCTGGTGGAGCAGCGAAGGAAGGGGCTGGAGGAGGAGGCGGCGGCGGGCTGTTGAGTATGAGTTGCGCGGGATCACCGGGCACCGGCTCTGGTTGGAGGAAAATGGGATACCTCTCCAACATGTTGGGACCGACTGAGGTTCCCATCTGGGTCGTGTCGCCGCCTTCGGGACCAAAGATAAAGAAATCTGAGGCCATGACTCAGAATCCTGATCGCATGTAGTTTCCGTAGGCAGAACCAAGATTGGCAATGCCTCCAGTCAATCCTTGGAAGATCGCAAGCGGAGAACCAGCCTGCGAGGCTTGGAAGGCGTTCTGAGCGTTCTGCAATGCGAAGCTGGATCCAAGCTGCATGAGCTGACCCGGACCCGCCTGCTGCATCCCCTGCATAAGCTGCGGAGGAGCAAACGGAGAAGCACCCTGCTGGAGACCGCCAAGCTGGCCCGCCTGATACACGACGGGCTGGAGTCCAAGAGCGGACTGGATGTTGGCGATGTTCTGCTGCTGGGTACCTTGACGCTGCTGCTGTGCCGCCATTTGACCGGCGAAGCTCTGCTGCTGGGCGGTGTTTCGCTGGCCGGTGGCTGCGAGGATGTTCTGGAATGCTTCCTGCGCCTGACGATTGGCGGTATCGCTGGTGGTCTGACCGGATTGGAGCAGGCCAAGGGCTTGCGACCTCCGCTGGACATCGGCGTTGGCGATTGCCTCACCGACGGCGCGAGCCTCGCGGAAGGCCTGGGCATTGCTCAAGAGATTGCCGGTGGCAGCACCGCGAGCGCGAGCGGCCTGTTCGACGGCCCGGAGGACTGACCGATCAAGAGTACCGGTCTGGGCGAGGCCGCGCTGGACTTGGCGTTCCAGTTCACCGCGTATGGACTTGGCGGCACCAGTATCGCTCGGGCCGGTGGGCACTTCCACCTGCTCGTAGGTGGGAGACTGGAGCTGGGTCTCGGCAAGTTTGGCTTCGCCCCCCGTGATTTCGTTGAGAAACTTGTCGTACAGCCTGTATCGCTCTGGATCAAGAGCGGCGAGTTCCTTCCTGCGTTGTACGGCAGTCGCTTCTCCAAGGGTCATTTTCCCACCCGGAGCCGCCTGCTGAGAGGCGGTGTACTGGGCAAGAGCCTGCTCAGGAGCAAGAGCCATAAGCTCTCTCGAAAGTTTCGCAGTTAGGGCAACATCGGAGATATCGCCAAAATCAACCTCCTTGAACTGTCCGGTTTTTACTCCGTCTTTGTAGATCGGAACCTCTACCTTACCACCAATTCGAGATGCAGCTTCAATTTCGCGCATCAGCGGAAACGTTTCCGCTTGAGCCATGACGGCTTCTCGGTTGGCTGCGGCTAAATCAGGCGCTTTGTATGATCCTCCCATAACAAATCCTCTCGTTCATCAATAGTTTGAAGTACCTCTCGAAATCGTACAAACGTGAAATGCCTTTCCGGACACCGCCCAGCTTGGTCACGTTCTCCGAACACATGTCCATCATGGCGAGCCAAAGGGTCTGAACCGCTCTCGGCTCCGTTCCGACAACCATCTCGATCCAAGCGATATGGCCGTCCGGAAAGTTGTTGTTGATGTCTTCTGCCTCCTCGACCGAGTTCAAGAACCTGACGGCACCGACCCCGACGCATTCTCCATTCTCGTTCTGGACGATCCCGAACTGGCGAACCTTGTTAAAGATTCCGATCCAGTTGAGCAACTCCTCATTGTTCCATGTGGAACAAGTGGGCCACTTCTCCTTCAGCAGCTTGGCGGCTGCGATAATGGTCGGGTGCGGGTTCATTGCTGCGGGCGAATGGAATCGACGAATCCGGACAGGATCGTGGATTGCAGGGACAATCGCCCGCTTGCGGTCACAACCTTGAATTGCAGGGTGTTCCAGCGCCCTTGGCTGATGAGGTTGTAGGCTTTGAGGAACTTCTGGGAGTTGGTGATCGAAAGAGCCGAATCTAGAGCGGAGAATGTCCCGCTCATGTTCTTGGCCAGCGAGATCGCGGCGGTTGTGTTCGAGGTCGTGTACGGGTTGTCGAAAGCAAACTGGATGCTGTAGCCGATCTTTTCCGGAATCGGCTCGTTGAAATTGTATGCCTTTGTGATGACCGTGGACGAGTAGCCGGATCCGCCATCGAGATAAACCGATGATGCGAATGGATCGGTACGGGTTCCTGGGAAGTAGTCGTTGAAGGACCAGACTTGGCCCGCGCCCGCAGCGACCGAGACAATGTCTCCAGCGAACATGAGGATCGGTCCAAGATTCGAGAACGAGGTGGGGATGAAATCGTTTACAATCCAGTTGTCCCAATAGCCAAGCCAAGAGCTGGCCAGCGTATGGTAGACAAGGATCGCGTTGTTCTGGTTGAGGGCACCTTCGAGTGCGATCTCGACGGAGTTTTCGGTAAGCAACGCAGACTCGGTTTCTGTTCCGAGAATGAATGGATCATCGCTCAGGAACGGAACCGCCAGCAGATATCTGTTGTTCCAGAATACGCCATCGCAAAGGTCCAGTTTGGTCTTGTTGATATTGCTGATGAGATCGTTGATGGGGCTGGAGAGTGCGAGCCCGATGCTGGTCTGAGTACCTGCTTGGATCTGTTGGAGGGAGCGGACACCGTCGCGGGCGAGGAAGAAGACATCAGGTCCGACAGCGGCGATGGACCGATGCGAGGAGCATCCGATGTTGCCGCTGATAAGAATCACGGACCAGTCTGCTGGATCTTGGGTTGGGTCGGCATCGACGGCCCAGATGGAGCGTTCCTTGAAGACGACGAGGCGATATCCGAACCAAGAATAGAGCCCCTTGATGGGATCTCCATCGCCACCAATCCTGACCGAGCCAAGAGGATCCCACGATTCTCCGTCGAGGATGTCCGAGAAGTAGAGGGTGTCAGGCGGATTTGCTGTATCGCCCGAAGTACACCATAGCCTGTTGGTGTGGCTGACGAGATAGAGCGGCTTGGACGGGGGTGTGAGCGAGACGTATGCGACTGCGTGAGAACCGCCAGCAGGGCTGATTGTCACCGCAGGGGCGGTTGTATAACCGCTGCCCGGGTTGATGATGTTGATGGCAACAAGTTGTCCTTCGGATACAATGGCTTCTGCTGTTGCGGTCGTTCCGCTTGGGGGAGCGGGAAGGGTGATGGTTGGGACGGTCGAAAGGTTGTTGCCTTGATTGATGACATCAATGCGACTGATTTTTCCGGCCGCGACCGCTGCATAGGCGTTGGCACTCGACACATAGGCGAGTACCCCGACTCCATCCGAGTAGAACAGCTTGTCGTTGAGCTGCGCGAAATAGACGTAGGTGGACGAGGATGAGATCGATGCCCCTGAGATCAGAGCGTAGGAAGCAGTTGGAGACCCGTAGTAGAGGCTTTTGGTTACGGTATCGTTAACCGCGATGACAAGCCGTTCGGATGCTGCCGTATCGAAATAGAAACCGGAGAATACCGTAGCGTTGGTCGGAAGATTGGATCCGTAGAAAGAGGAGACCGTTTCCCAATTTTGTACGATGTTTTCCCAATTATCAATGGCTGGATTGCCTGAGAGGGATGAACTACCGACTCTGGTGACGATGTTTCCAAAATCGTCATAGTCCATATTGATGGCCGACTCCATGCTGGTTGCAGGGATGGCATCTGGACGGGTGGCAGAAATGACGCCGGTAGAGAACCCGGTGCTTCCATCCAGAAGCATCTGGTCATCGAGTGCGTCTGAGGACTGGAAGGGCATCAGAGAATGTCTTGGAAGGTGTAGTCGTAGAGACTGTCAGGGATGATGCGACTGATCTGCTGCTGTTGACCGCGCTCCATGTCCTTCATAATGGAGACCTGAGCGGCACCTTCTTGGAATTTGGCTTGGGCTTTGCCGTATTGCCGGGAGTATTCGAGGAGATCGCCTTCGGTGTAGGCCATGAGGGCGTTCTCGACACCACGCAGTTCAAAGTCGCTGTCGTTGGAGATGGCGGTTGCCTCACCGAACTGGCGCATCTGGGACTGCTTCTTGCCCAAGATGAAGAGTGTGCCGTCGGTGTTGGGTGTGGGTACGAGCTTGATGCGCGGGACACCGGCTTCGCCGTAGGAGGCTCCGATGATGCGTACCCAGTTGACGAAGTTGTTGGGCGTGGACTTGCGGGAGTCCACGTTGTTCCAGGTGTTGGGATCTAGTTGGAAGAACGAGACCCATTCTGCGGCTGCAATCTCGATGCCGTCGGTTTCTCCGGTAATGGTGAATCGGATGGCGACTGGGAAGTCGAGGAACATGTTGTAGCCCGACCCAGAGTTGTAGGTGGCGCTGACGGTCTGGTCGAGGGTGACGAGTTCCGTACCGTTGGTGACGGAAGTGGAAATGACCCCGAGAGTATCGTTCCAGAGGCAGGAGTCCCAGATCATCGAGTAGCGACGGATGCAGAACTTGTTGGCCAACGCAATGGTGGCCGCATCCGTGAACGAGAGCTTGTCACAGGCGGCCTGCGCTACATCGGAAGGTTTCATGCCAAGAACTCTTGAATGGTCATCGTGGAAGATGTCCTAGCTCCCTCGTAATTACTTATACCGAAAAAAACATCGTTTATGCATCTATTCAAATGAATAGTTGTAAAAAGTGAGCTTTCTCCAGCAGAAAACACATTGATTTTGTAGGTGTTTAATCCAGCGACAGGGCTTGTATCGTAGAATTGAATGATTACGTTACTTACAGTATAATCGCTTGAAACTGCGGGGTGAGGAGTTGCAATTCCGTAAAGACTTGTTGTTGCTGAATTGGATCCAATTTCCGTTCCATTTCTTGTAAGTCTAAAAACACCTCTGGTTGGTGAAATTGCAGCAAAGTTCAAAACAATAGTCACCAACAGTTTTGAACTTGACGATCTTGGAGTGATGGAAGTTGTAAGAACTGATATTTCGGTTCCAGGCCCTGTATTGACAGCCGTGTACGATTGAATGCTTTGGTAGATGGTCTGAACGCATTGAGGCGTAATCTGAGCCATCGTTGCGGTTCTGACCTTGTTGGATGCGCTGTTGTCCCTGATGAGCAGGGTATCGTTTGCGAAATCGATTGTGGCCGAGCTGACATTCGGAAGCGTGACGTTGTCGGAGTTGATCGTCAGGGTGTCGGTTCCAGCATCACCAAGAGTGGTGTTTGCGTTGAGCGTGGCGTTTCCGCTTGCTGTTACGGACGAGAGCGTGGTTGCCCCCGTGACGACGAGTGTTCCTCCGACCGTAGTATCGCTGAGTGCATCGAGTTCGGCTAGTTGAGACAAGCCGCTGACATTCAGAGTCGACAGGTTACTTGCTCCGGTGACTCCGAGCGTCCCTGCGACCGCTGTGTTACCTGTGGCGGCTGCGACGGTGAACTTGTTGGTGGCTACCTTGAAGTCCCCTGCGGAATCCAAAGTGCCGGCGACGGCTGTGTTTCCGGAAGCCGATGTTACCGTGAACTTGTTGGTGTTGACCGCGAAGTTGCCGGTGGAGGAAAGGGTGCCTGGGACCGACAAGTTGCCGGTCATGGTCAATCCCGCCAAGGTGGTTGCTCCGGTGACGTTGAGAGCGCCACCTACGGAGGCATTACCGCTGGTGGAAAGCGACGAGAGGGTGGTTGCTC